TCACTGGGCTAAATGCGGCGGCAGGGTTCATATCCGTCATACGAAAAAACGCAACGTCGCTGGGCATTCGTTTCATAATATATTCGGTGACGACGGTGTGGATTTCTGCGCGACTGTCTGGGAACGCTTTCCCGAACCCCGATATTGTGATATTGAAGGATGGATACCACCAATAATAACGAGTCGGTTGAACGAGGAGAACGATAATATACGTAATTGCTAAAGCTATGAATATTCTGAACCGGTCGGGGTCGCGTTCTACAATATTGTAATGATACGAAGTGAAACGGTCGCGGAGTTCGGTTACTGCGCCGCTTTCTTTTTTGGGCTGCGGCGGCATTCCTATCCAGGACCGAATTTCATTGAGTCTAACCATTGCGGTAATATATACTAGTTGAAGCATATATTACGGGGATGAAATCACGCCGCGACTATTTATACGCGGAGGGGAGTAGGGAACCCGACGAGGTTGGCACCGATACCGAAGCCCGCACCGGTTCTAGCAGAAACAGCCAAACTGGGAACATAAGTATCCAAGATGCTGAAGGTGGCGGCGGCGGTGAGCGCAATGAGGGCGACCTCATCAAACGACAAACTGCGCTTGGGGATGGCATAAGCGGCGATAGCCACCATAACACCCTCGACCAAATATTTAATGGTTCTCTTCACGAGTTCGCCTAAATCAAAAACTCCGGACATTTTGTTTTTTATTATAAATAATGATAAGAAATTAATATTTACAATAGTTATGCGTTAAATAACTTAAACATCTATAATGTAGTATATTATACATTCCATTCCATTCGGCTCCATTCTATTCCGCTCCATTCTATTCGGCTCCATTCCATTCGGCTCCATTCTATTCCGCTATGTCTGTTCCACCCCCTTCCGGCGTTGAACTGAAGCACACTACTACCGGTGATGCCAATCCTAAATATATCGACTTGTTAGAGGAAGACAAGCCAATCGCAGGTCAGAAGTTCGCCTGTCTCTCGTTCGTTTCCCCAGAATCCATTTTGAAGCAGAAGGACCATTTCTTTTTTGAGAAGTTTCTTCATTACTGGGACTACCAAAAGTCAATGGAGAAGTTTGTCCAGTTTCTTAATTTCGTTTCATTCAAACACCACGTGAATTTTGACAAATTGACTGCGGACTTTCAGGAGTTTGCTAAAGAAGAGAAGGAGACGCTTCAAAAGACGAATATCTATGATGAGTATAAGACCTTCCTAGACAAGCACGAGGATGACATTGAGAGCGAATTCAACGAGAAGCACAACTTCCAGACAACTGTGCGCGGGTTGAAAGTGCGCGGGGTGTTCGGGTCACAGAAAGAGGCCGAGTTGCGTTGCCAGATGTTGCGTGAGGTGGACCCCAATCACGATGTATTCGTCGGACCTGTCGGTTTGTGGGTTCCCTTTCACCCTGACGCATATAAGACTGGTCGGGTAGAGTATATGGAGGAGACATTGAATCAGTTGATGGTAGAGAAGAAGAAGAACGAAGACCAGGCCAAGACCGAGTTTGACAAGCGTGTCAAGGAGACAAAGGCGAAGGCGATTCAGGAGAATATGAAGTTGGCGAAGGAGAGCGGGAACAAGCTGACGCAGATGTTGGCGAAGGACGGCGAGACGTTGGTGGACGCGAAGCCGAAGGACAGCACGAGCGCAGCGAGTGCGGGCACGAGCAGTGCGGGCGGAGCGAGCGAGGGCGTGGGCGGCGGTATCTGGAATGCGGTGGACGAGTCGGCGTCAGTTACGATGACAGTGGAAGAGATGCGCAAGGAACTGTTTGAGAGCGATGACGTCGTGATGGATAAGAATAGCGACCACGGATTGTCACGGTTGGCCTCGGCGGGATTGAATAACGTTGATTAGTATTTGAATATTCTGATTGAAAACAATGAAAAATGGTCATATTATTACTACTGGGAGATACAGTAATAATAATGTTATAATTATTTTATAGATTATGTTATCTACCATTTCTTGGTAAATGTAACATTGGCATTCCAGCCACTCGACTGGCTGTAGCCACCACCAACACTAATAGATGAATTCTTTGCTTCAGCAGCAGTTACGGAAGAAAAATCCGTAGAAGACGCTGTCTTCGGTTTTGTAAATTGGAGACTTCTCATTCAAATGTGTTATAATAAATCATAAGATTATAATTCGGAGATAAAATCACTGTTTATTATTACTGGTCGTGTGAACTCGTTATTTAGACGGACTCTGCGACACAGTAATAATAATCCTTGAAGACTGTTTTGTCTTTGACACTGCGACTCATTTTGGCGGTGGAGAACCCTTCATCCGTGGCGGCTTTCGCGATGGTATTCCACGTTTTCAAGACTTGATTGGAACTCACTAACCGTTTCTCAACCTTCTTCCCGGTGGTTGAAAGTTGAACGCCGATGATTGGATTTGCGCCTTGTTCTTGGATAATGGACTGTTTCATCTCGGTATAACTTTGACGTAAACCCAGTCCGTAATAGCCTTCATTTGCCGTCGTTTCAAACCAAATCGTCGATTTGAGTGCATTGGGGCACGCATTGAGGTAGGTCTTCAAATTCTTCAAATCGGTTTCGCCAGGTGTCTGTCCCACAGAGATTTTCCATTGCTGATACTCTTTCAGAAGTGTAGAATTCAGGATTTTACCACGGTCAGAGAATTGGCAGCACTGGAAAATAAAGGTTTCAACACTGAACTGTGCTGGGTTTTCGGCCTCGGTTGCGATGACCTTCTTGTAATCCACCGTCTTCAACTTAATACCCTGATAGCCGTGAATACGGTCGATGCGTTTGGGTTTGAATTTCACGTCCATATAATGCTTCAACGCGTGGAAGGTTTCTTTGGCGGGTTTCGTGTGCGACCATAGACGGAATCGTCCTTCAAGGTTTACGGATTCCTCTTCCACATCGGGGCGCACGATACAGCATGTTGCGACGAATTCGTCGAATTTTTGTGTAAGTTCATTATCGGGGAGAAGAATGTGTTGATTGAATGGGGATTCGTTTTCGGTCGCGACGACTTGAAGCGCTTGCGACTGTTGTGCGGTCTTCTCGCGGAGTTCATTGTTTGCTAAGGTGAGGTCGTGGATGGCCTTGTTCTTTTGTTCGAGGTCAGTGACGAGTTTTGCGTTCTCGGCCTCTAATTCTTGATTGCGTTGAAGGATACGGTTAAAATTTTCCACATTGTACATTCTTGATTGGATGATGCCCTCAATATGTTTTGTCAGTCGTTCAATGGTAAAATTGGTGCTGTCATATGCGATGATTTCGGTTTTGTTTTTACCGGCGACTTCAATGGTGCGAAGTTGACGCTTGATTTTTGGATGGTCTTTGATGTAGTTCTCAATTTCGACTTTGTTATGGACTCTGAATGCTGCGGCGAGGATGAAGTTCGTGTATTTCTTATGATGGTCGGCGACGCGGGTGGCGAGGTTGTTAGTGTGGCCGAACTTGATGAGTTTCTCGTTGTCGGCGTTGGTGTTGTCAATTGTGCCGAAATAAATACATTCCGTGTTAACTGGGAACTGGCTGATGAGGGTTTTTTCAATTGCGCGTTTCTTTTCTTGGGTCAGGGTGATGGTGGCTTGGTTGAGGGTGGAGATGACTTCGTTCTTTTGTTCGAGTTGGGCGCGTAACTGTTTTGTTTCTTCGTCGACGGTCATAAGAATAATTTCTTCCAGGCGCAAATAATAATCATGGATTTCACCTGCTTTCTTGGTCTGTGCTTTAAGACAGAGCAGTTTGAAGCATCGGATGGTGAGTTTGATGGTTTGCTTATTTTGCCCACCATTCTTTGGTTTAGCTGGAACGGTTGATTCAGATGGTTGTTCTTCATCACTACCACCAGATTGTTGGTCTGTTTTTGTTTTTTTGAATTCAGGAATTGATATAGTATAATCTACATTGAGTTTGAAGTTGGATTCAATCATCATTCTTGCGGTTATCTTCTGTGTGAATCCCAACCATTTCCATACATTATCCAAGTCAACAATAAAGTCAGTATTCTTATCATAATTCAGGTAACAGTAGAAACTACTAACGAATAATTGTTGTTCGAATGTGCTGAAGTTTTCTTGGATTTTTTCGAGGAGAAAATTGTTGTATGTTTGAGACAACTTTGTAATCGGATTTTTTTCAATCAGTTCAACGATGTTGAGTGTAGCAGCAGAGGCGGCGGAGGTAGAAGAAGCGGAGGTAGAAGAAGCGGAGGACATCGTTATGAGCGTATGTTATACTATGTATATACGGATGTCTTTAAGTTGTTTTCGCTTTATGATTGTAAAGCACTTTTATGAAAACGCTTTTTTCATAAAATTGAACAATTGTCTATCTGAACTGTCGTATGTAATACACCGTTTTTACATTATGCCCGAGTTCACGCGCGATTTGGAGGAGTTGGTGTGTCATTTCAAGTCACAAAAGGTCCATTTAACATTACATTTGGAGAAGAACTACCGAGAGAATATCCATTATATAAAGTCACGAGTTACTGGTCTTGGCGATACGAGAAAACACGGAGGTCATAACCGTATCGTATATATGCTTACGGAAGAAGCATTTGAACTGCTGAAAAACTCATTCAAGTTAAGAAGTAAGTATATTGTAGACGTTTCTGAAAATGTGAAGTGTGTCAAATTCCCGATGTGTATTGAAGGACAAACCATCGGGTTTATTGAAAATGCGTATCGCGGTTTACGTGCGATGTTCCGACAGTTTCGAATTGGTTCGTATTTTGCGGATTTGTGTTTTACGGATGATTTGATTGTCGTGGAATGCGATGAATATGGGCATCACGACAGGTCTGCGGTGGACGAAGTGGCTAGAGAAGAATTTATCAAGAATCAAGGTTACGCAATGATTCGCTACAATCCGAACGAAGCAGGGTTTGACTTGTCGGATGTGTTGAATAGGATAAATAGGAGGTTGATGTTGCTTTTATAAATGAAAAGCGGGATTTATGAAAGCGGCGGGTTCGGCGATGTTTGCTTTCATATAAAAAAACGCTATTTATGAAAGCAATGGTTAACTAGTTGTCGCTTTTAATTAAAAAAGCGAAAAATAAGGTTAAAATACTAATTTCGGAAAACCGCTTTGGGATAGACCAAAGCGGTTTCCATTGAATACTAATTTCAGAAACCGCTACTCCGAATTGCGAAGCGCTTTCCCTCACCACTTACTCTTCTTCACATTAATCTTCGGTCCCTTACTATTTTTCGCAGCATTAGGGTCATACGACTGCTCTCCTTCGTCGTCAGAACCGAGATTCTTGGATATTTCCCAGAATTCCTTACTGCCGAGCTTGAATGGCCCGTGCTGCTGTGCCTTATACCAGAAGATTTGGTCTTGTAATTTGTTGGATTTCGCGTTATTATTGATGACGAGACACTCATAATTCTCGGTGCACTGGTCCATCACCTGACAAAAGCTCTCAAAAGTGGGGAACATACCCGCATAATTGTCGTAGATTCGCTTACGATTCGCAATATATGGTTCACGGAGGATAAAAACGTAGTCGATATTCGTGCGGAGATTTGGAGGGATACCAAGGGGATATTGCATTGTGATGACTAACATGACCTTCCAATGACGCCCGTTCATAAAGAGGAGGCGCATCATCACATCTTTCGTCCATTTGTTATCATACAGACAATCATCCAATACAACGAACGTCCTTGGGTCAATGGACGACTTCTTATACATATCCTGTTCTTTTTTGACCTGCTTTAAGACTGCCTTTTGGCGCTTTAGAATATTCTCAATGATGGCTGTATTATAAGCGTCATGGATGAACAGTTTTGGGACATGGGCTGCGAAGAAACCGTTGCCTGCTTCTGTTCCGGAGATGACTGTCCCAATGGGGATATCCTGGTGGTGAAACATCAAGTCCTGAACGAGGAAACTTTTACCGGTATCACGGCGTCCAATGAGAACGATGACTGGGCCCTTGTTTTCATCAGGGCGAAAACTGATAGCCTTCATCTCGAACTTCGCGAGTTCTAAATTCATAGTGATGATGTAGACGATTATAGTAATAAAAATGGCATATATTATTTTTATGACAATTATACGAATGGAATGAATGGAATACGGAATACGGAATACGGAATACGGAATACGGAATACGGAATACGGAATACGGAATGTGCCCGTTTAAAATCGATATAAAACTTCTATTCATCAATCATATCAATAAGTATTATACATTTAGGAACAATGACCGACAATGCGGCCTCGGCATCGGCATCGGCCGCGGCATCAAGGTTCCAACTTCATTACCGTAAACACAAATACACCCCTGATACAATAGAATCCGCATTACTGTATGATATTCAAAATTATATACCGATCTATTCGCGATTTTTTGATGTAAATGAAAGCAATTACAATGGAATCCAACTGAATCAAAAGTATTATTTACAGAATATCATCGCGCATCCAACACAAATCATTGACGCCCGCGCCGACGACCGTGACCGTGACCGCGACAACGAACGCACTCATTCCCTAAACCATTTAGAAACGATTATTGCTGACGACGATGGAAATACCAGTAATGTTCCAATGTTTGTGAAGTATTCGCCGCTTCTTGACCCTATCCGTTATTTATCAGGGAAATATGATACGCAAGCGGATAACAAAACGCGCGCGCTTCCCAAATACAATTCTACGCCCGAAACGTGTGATGATAAAATACTTAATACAAATAATTCGTCGTATGCTGATGGGTTTTTCTCCTATTTGACGAGCCGCGCACTTCACGAACACGGAATCGTCCACGGTGTCGACTATTATGGCAGTTATTTGTGTAAGCAGCGCGAGTTTTCTACCAATATATTTGATGATATTGACTATCTGGTGGGTTGTTCGTTTTTCAATACATACGAAAATGAACTCTTCACAATCGATTATTCGCAATTTGGAGAGGATGAAACCGGTGGCGGTGGCGGTGGCGACCTCTCGGATATCAATATAAGCAAGCTGATGAAAATACGTAACAAAATGAAACCAATGATTGGCGCAACCGGCGCGGATAGCTATATCCAACCGGATGAAGACTATTCTAGTAGTAAGACCCGAATTAATATTCTTGACAGTGTTTCAGATATGGAGCCCACTGTAACGGTAGCGCTGATTGATAATACAGTTCCCGGGATAGAATATGTCGCTGATAATACACCCGTTGAAATCGTAGAGTTAAATCTCTCGGAGCCATTTGTTGAAACTGTGGCGAGCGCCAGCGAAGACACCGACGCTGTTGTAGATGCCGATGCTGCGCCAGCGTTGTACCCTAAAAATAGAACAAGGGACCACAATGATACAAGTGATAGTGATTCATCCCAGTCAAATTCTTCATATACTACGATAAGCGGGAGTGACGGGGACGGCGAGGGCGACAGCGACGGGGACAGCGACGGGGACGGAGACAGCGACGGCGACGGGGACGGCGACGGGGACGGCGACGGCGACAGCGAGAGCGACAGTGTAAGCGACGAACGCGCGGACGACTCTGCGATTCAAGTTGATGATTCTTCATTCCACAGCGAGAGCGACAACGACGGCGAGAGCGACAGCGATAGCGGAAGTTATGACAGCGATGATGAGCAAATCATCGTAAAAATCAGCGACTTCCCAGTCCAGGCCATTCTTCTTGAAAAGTGTGTCAGCACACTCGACCATATTATGATGACCGATGAACTCACGAAAGAAGAGTGGCAATCGATTCTATTCCAAGTCATAATGACGCTCGTCATTTATCAGAAAATGTTCGCGTTCACACATAATGACCTCCACACCAACAATGTAATGTTCATCGAGACAACCGAAGAATTCGTCTACTACATCTACGAAGGCCAGTATTATAAAGTCCCAACTTACGGACGCATCTTCAAAATCATTGATTTCGGGCGCGCGATATACAAGTTCCGCGGCGAACTCATCTGTAGCGACAGTTTCCACCCAAAGGGCGACGCCGCCACGCAGTATAACTTCCCCCCCTATTATAATCCAGAAAAACCCACAGTAGAACCGAATTTCAGTTTTGATTTATGCCGGTTCGCCTGCGCGCTCTTTGACTATTTTATTTATGACCTGCGCAAAGTGGACAAACTGTGTAAGTCGGATCCCATAATCAAGTTGGTTGTGAAATGGGTCACGGATGACAAGGGGCGCAATGTGCTGTATAAATCCAGCGGTGAAGAGCGCTATCCTGATTTTAAACTGTATAAGATGATTTCGCGGTCGGTTCATCATCACGTCCCTTCATCCGAGATTCACAATCCGCTCTTCGATGAATATAAAATCACGATGAAAAAATACAAGAAGCACGCAGCACTCTCTGCGAAGTTCTTGAAGGCGGGGCGAAACACACATATTATTATGAATGTTGATACATTACCGGTGTATTATACTGTATAAATGACCGCCACTGCTGATGCGTTAACTGCGACGTTTCTCGAGAAACATCTTTCGGTGTGCTGGAATACCATTCTTGGCGATGAATTCTATCTGCCGCATTGTCCATCCCATCGAACATCCGGAATGACCAGTCTCCATATGATATTGAACCTGTGAAATAATGCTGTCGTCACCCGCACTGAACATGAATCCGAGGTTGGATGGCGGGTTATACTCCGAGATATATTTCCATACATTGATTTCGCGGGTTTTGATACACGGGTCTTCATTTGCGCGAAGAATTGCGCGCATTCCGTCGCGCACCATATCCTCAGACCATTTGTCGTTGAAATAAGAGAGGTCGCAATCTCTCACAGCGTCAAACGTAAGAGGCCAATATTCGTGTTCTTCGGGGATGATTGGGGTGCGTTCCAGGTGAACTGTGACGGTTTCGGGTGCGATACTTGCGGCGGTAGCAGACATTTGATAATGTGTGTAGAAGAGATAACAACAATGAAAGAATCATAAAATAGTTTCAATTTTATGATGCGTTGTTCCGGATGATGGATAATCGATTATTATTTCATTATTTTCACAGCCACACTATCCAATATAACACCCGCGACGACACCGAGTGACAGACTACCCGAGACAATCCCGACCATCGCGGTAATCAACGTAATTATCCATCGCCGATCAAAGGATTGTGGTTTGAATAAACTATCCCAGTCGCCGGTTTTATAAACGACAAGTAACATCACGCCAATTACCGCCGCAATCGGGATTTCGTTGATGGCGCGTCCAAAGAAAAGACATATGACAATAAAAAGAACGCTGGTTATCACGGAAGAAAACTGTGTTTTCGATCCATTTGCCAAGTTCAATTTACTTTGGCCGACCAATACGCAACCGCCGAACCCGCCGGTTAGTCCCGTCGCGACATTTGCGATACCTTGGACGATACTCTCGCGAAACGAGTCGCCCTTTATACCCAGGACACTTTCTGCGTCCTTCACCATAATAAGTGATTCCAGCAACCCGGTGAATGCCATCGCCGCCGAAAATGGCAGCATTTTAAGAAGAGTGTCCGAGTCGTATTTTATTTTACCTGATGCCAATGTATCTAATGATATAAAAGACGGTAGACCTGAATCTATTACACCTACGTCTTTCACCCGATCAATGTTGTAATATTGCGTAAATATGTAGATAAACGCGGTTATTGCGAACATTGATATAAGACCGCCGGGAATATAGATGTGTTGGTCGGTACTGTGCGTTATTGTAATAATTCCGAAGAACGTAATCAATGTAGATATAATTGTAAATAGAGCTGTATTCACCAATTTCAATCCAGTAAACCATTTATTGTCTTTGTCCTTGAAATTATCCAGTTGATGGACGGCAATAAGTCCGGCCAACGCAATCAGAAACCCAGACATTATGTGTTTTGGAACAAGAGTGACATATTTGTAGAGGCCAGTGACAGCTGCTACAATCTGAATAAACCCACCGGCCATTACGGTAGGAATGATGTATTCTTTACCGAGTAATGTAGATACCCCAGCGATGGATGTGGCGACCGCAGCGGTTGAACCCGAAATCATCGTCGGCATACCTCCAAATACCGACGTAATGAGAGACATCACCATTGTATTTTGGATTCCGGTATTTGGGGATACTCCCACAATAATTGCGAACGCGATGGATTCTGGAATCAATAACAACGCAATCGTGAGACCAGATAAGAACTCATTGATGAGTAACGTGGGTGACGCTGATGTTACAGCATTCATTGTTCTATAATATTATATAAACACTAGAATATATATACACTAATGGATAGAGTAATGGACCGCAATATCCCACGCGACACGATTACAATCGAAGGGACCACCTACGACATCACCGAATTCAATCATCCAGGCGGCAGTGTCATCAAATACATGAAAAATACCGCCGACGCGACCGAGGTCTTCCGCGAGTTTCATCATCGTTCGTCGGAAAAGGTGAATCGGGTGCTAAAATCATTGCCGGTATACCCGGAAAGTGCGCCACCCGTCGCACCCGTACACGCATTGACCGACAATCAAAAGGAAATGACCGCAGACTTCCGAGATATGCGCGAGAAGCTCGTGGCGCAAGGCTTATTTGAACCGGATTATATCCACGTATATTTCCGTATGCTAGAACTCGCATTTTATTTCGGAATGGGGACGTGGCTTGCGTCCTATAATATTTATGCGTCGGTTCTCTCGTTCATCGCATTTAAAACCAGATGTGGCTGGGTCCAACACGAATGCGGCCACGTCAGTTTTACCGGTAACAAGAGCATTGACCGCGCCATCCAAACATTTACAATCGGGTTCGGCGCCGGGATCAGTTCGTCTGTGTGGAATTCTATGCATCACCGTCACCACGCCGCACCCCAGAAAATAAAGCACGATATTGACTTGGATACAACTCCATTTATCGCATTCTTCAATCGCGCGTTTGAATCAAGCACAAATGGAGCCAAAACCGCGCGGTTTATGAGCCGGTGGTGGATGCGACTTCAAGCGTGGACGTTTTTACCCATTGTAAATGGCATCTTCGTCCATTTGTTCTGGATGTACTATCTTCACCCGACGAAGGTGTTTCATAAGTTATGTTCTGCTAAAACGAGAGCACAGCATACATCCGCTGCGTTTGAATTGGTATATATGGCATCTTCACATATATCGTTACCGCTTATTTTTTACACTGGCGGCGGCAGCGGTGGCGGTGGCCTGTTATGGTCGTATTTCCTCCTAATGGTCGTTAATTTCTGGAATTTAGTCTACCTCTTTGGCCACTTCTCTCTGTCGCATACATTTACTAGCGTAATCCCAGAAACCAAGCAACTACTATGGTTTGAGTATGCTGCGAATCATACCGTAAATATATCTACAAGGTCGGCACTGGTTACGTGGATGATGGGATATCTTAATTTTCAAATAGAACATCACTTGTTTCCGTCAATGCCCCAGTATAAGAACGCATTGGCGGCACCGTATGTTCGCGCATTTTGCGAAAGACACGCGCATGCACTCAAATATACTGAGCATTCGTATAAAGATGCTTGGTGCCTGATGTTATCCAACTTGAACCAGGTTGGAAAACACTACTATGAAAACGGGATCGGGGCCTATACCGAGACCGAGGCCGGGTCCGAGTCCGAGGCCGGGTCCGAGGCCGAGGCCGGGGCCGGGCATGACCATCTAGACTAGACTAGACTAGACTATACTCAAAACCCGGGTGTGTCCACAAATACTGCGGGTGCGCCACCGCTGCCAATACCTCCACCGTCACTACCGCCACCGCTTCCGATATTCTCGAATTGATTCAATATAAACACCGCTAGTACTGCGGAAATACATACAACGATGGAATCACGGATAAGCACTTTCATTGGTTTCTGATTATCGGGTTCTACGAAACGCATCTCCATAAATTTCAGCACAAAATAAACAGCGGCCACGACAACTCCGATAATGAATAGTTTCGTAGAGTTGAACATTACAAATACAATACAATGTATATAGTTCTAAATAGAGTTATATACATACAATTTCAATTATTTATTAGGTATTATACGAATTAAGTTTGAAATGCCATCATCACGGGAGGATAACAAACATACATTACGCCACCGGCGATTGCTAAAAACGCAAACGAGAAAATGAATATCAAAATGTCTAGAAGAAAAATATTATCATACCATTTGCCAGATTCTTCTTCGTCTTCATCCGCCATTACTGTATGTATGTATGTATACATACTACACGTTACTATTTATTCTGTGAATTACGCTAGGACTTCGATATCATCTAATAATGGTGGTGCGTTGATATATTGCGTTTCATTTAATGTGTGAATATCTAATGTATCCAGCTTTATATCACCGCCAATATTCAGACGGCCACTATCGTCATCTGCGTCTGCGTCGTCTGCGTCGTCTGCGTCGTGTGACATGTATTCGTTCTTTCTCTCACTTGCGTCTGTCTCAAATGTGCGGATTTGATTCTCTCCAAAGGATACGCCGCTGCCGCCGGCGCCATCTACTATGATGGGTGTAGACACTGCTGACGACGGCTCACTTCCATTCAATTCGCCTACAAAATCGAGTTGTCCAATGCCGTCACTCCCGTGACTACCGCCGTCACTCCCCCCACTACCGCCGTCACCGCCGTCACCGCCGTCTTCGCTTGAAACACGGTCGCGTTCGCGATGACGACGACGGCGCGTAGATGAATGATGTGCGCGGCGCCTCGCCGAGAGGTCGGCGTCTTCTTCCGAGAGAATAGGCTCTTGTTTGATTACTTCTTCATTTTCTGTCACTTCTACGACATCCTCAATCGTTTCTTCTAAATACATCTTAATTAGGTCTTCGACGGGTATATTATCGCGAATGGTATTATAAATACACTCCTTCACGATGATTTCAAACTCGCGATTATTGCGCTGGGTGTGAAGCGGAACGATACCTCTCTCAAAGATATACACATTGGAATACAGCTTTCGCGCACTATTGACGTAAATTTTATGAATGAAATCCGAGAGTTGCGGGATTTTAATATCCACCTTCTTCTGCTTGGTTCCAACACGCATCACAGTCATACACTTCAGATGAATGATATGGACACACGTAATCAAATCTTCTAAATATCCGCAGGTGCTGCGTTCCTTGATTCGCGCGGTCTCGTCTTTGATGATATTGGGGTTCCATTTGGGAACTCGCGAGAGAAGGTTCTGGAATGTCATAAGATATTTGTCTTGTTCTTTGGAACCCGCACATAGCTTGACAGCTTCGTCAAAGATTGACCGAAACCCTTCTTGGATGAGGGGAGTTAAAATATTTACAAGACGAGATGCCCATTCGTTTTTTGATTCATATAATGATGTCACGGAATAATCGTCCATTACGCTACGCTCGCTCTACATGAAAGAAATATTTTCTAAACTCATTTTACAACGAAATACAATAAAATGGAGAAAAAACAACAGGAGAAGTTTCTCATTTCTAAATTCTTTCCTGACTTTGTCAAACATGATAAGGAGTTCGTATCGTCGAAGTTCTATCATTCCTGGATACATGTGGACGAACTCGATCACGTCTAACGCACAGTAACCTTGTTCGTATAATGATACGGACAAATCCAGTATTTTTATGTATTCTTCGCGGGTAGGTGGTGGCGGCGCACTGGCGAGGTCGTGATCGCCCGTGAGAAAACTCGGATGAACTTGAATCAACGACTGTAATGTATGTGGTTCTCTCGATTTAATAATTTTATACGTATCGCACGCTTGGTCGGCAAAGTAAGTGTGTAAGTTCACGGCTGGGCCTGTGTCCGCGCTCGCGCCCTTCTGTGTAGAAACACAGAATACTGGCGGCGGGATATAAATATCACAGAACCGCGATAGAATCGGTTTCAGTAGACTGTCCTTGTTTTCAACGACAATAAAAAACCGTGTAGATGAACTGAATAATTCAATACACCGCCTAAGCGCGGATTGTGCGTCAATGGTCAGTTTGTCCGCATTGGTCAGAATCACGGATTTGAAAATCGCGCCATCTTTCAAGTCAATATTCGTTTTTGCGAAAAACTTCAATTCCTCGCGGATGAATCGTATACCCTTTCCGTGCGCACAATTCGCGCGCATAACATAGTTCTTCATCGCGGTTTTATCCCCACCGTATACCTGCTGAATAAATCGATTCAGAATATACGTTTTACCAGAGCCGTTAGGTCCATAAAAAATAATGTTTGGGATTTTCCGGTTCTTGATGAATACATCCAATTTGTTATGGATGTTTTGATGGATTCCTTCTAATTGACTTGTCATTATTATGTTGTTATTATAATGACAAAATGGGTTTAATACATTTTCGCATCGCGGCGGGTTCACTGTCGTGTTCACTGTCGTTCACTGTCGTTTACTGTCGTTCACTGTCGTTCACTGTCGTTCATAGATTAATACTCTGTTCGTATGGCATCACCTTTGACGGTTTACTACCGCCCGCCGCCGCCGCGCCACCCGCCGCGCCGCCACCGCTCGCTTGGCCATCCGTATAATAATAGTTCGTGGTGTAATAATAGTTCATCGGTTTGGACGCGCCAGAAAACGGCGACTCTTCTTCATACCCTTGTCCGTTATACATTCCGAGATAAGCCGTCGCAGCGGGCGACCCGTCCTCGTAATAATACGCATTGTGTTTCGCGGTGCGTTTATTCCCGGCGGGGTCATTCGGGTCAATCCAGTTTCCAATCCCGCGGATGATACTGCCGGTAGCGTCACGGATGGAACCGAAAAGCCCAGGTCTTTGTCCTTGTTCTGGTCCTTGTCCTGGTCCTGGTCGTTGTCCGTATCCCCTGAAATCCCGCGTAATCCCGCGCTTGTAAATGTCATCTTCGCCCAGCGCAGAATAACTCGTATCGCGCGCAATGTCATCATATTGTGTGCGAGTGGTCGCCATCAAATTCTTTTCAATCTGGGTGCCATCAGGTAAATACGTCGCCCAGCGTGTCACTTTCAGGCAGTCCGCATCAATTCGGCACGCATCCGAACCGGACTGGCCTGGATTGTTACACTTCCACGGGCATTTACGCATCAGGAGTATACTGTTGCCTTCCGCCGATTTGACAATGTTGCCGCTCACGTCCATCCGGTAGATATTTTGGCAGTTGCCTTCATTGCTTGATAATGTTGACGGTTCGACGCATTTACGAACGTGACCGTCATCGCCGTATCGCCAGTTCGCACCGTCATACCACGAATCGGGGTGGCTGGCGATGAGACGGTTTCGACGCGCAACCACGACATCATATTTCAGTTGCGCGTCGGTCTTCGCCTGCGGGGACGTAGCAGAACGAAGGGCTTTATACGCCGATTCATACTCCTTCTGTGCCTCAATCGCCCAATTCATTTGGCGTTTCACATCGGAAATAAGGACATTCGCGGCGGCGCTGGTGACATATGTCGTGCCATCACTCGCAGCTCCGGAGGATGAAGGCGCTCCGGAGGATACGGCCGCGGTCGCAGCCCGGGCCTCAATTGCCGGGAGAATATATTCGCCTTGGTCCAAAACACCGCCATCCACGGAAAACGCATTATTAAGCGTCGTCCCCGATTTGTAGGTGCGGATTTTCGCGGTCGTAGTGCTCGTTTTCGCCGCAGGTGTTTGAAGACCGGCGATGGAAAGCTTGATGGGAAGATTGTTCGGTAACGAACCACCCAATGTAAACGCAACCACGTTCTGACCACCGCCGTATGTATTTACGTCGGATGTAATGACGCCAGCACTCGATATTGTGGATAGTGTGTCTTGAAGACTCGTGCTAGGATTCGTCCATACAAAAGATATACCCAGGTCAATATTCGCAGTTCGTGTTACATAAGGGACTTGGACGAGGAAAATATCCCCCGACACCAGAGCATTTGTAAGCATTATTGTCATAGAATATGTCGAAGCAGTCCCCGTATAATTTGGCGATAATTGCGGGCTTTCGGTGGAAATTTTACGGCACGGCAGCAACGTCGACAATCCACCGTAGATTGTATCATTGAAAATACGCAATTGTTTCGCAGCGTCGGATGCGGGTGATAAATTCACAAGAACGAGCGTCTGTGCGCCAGAAGACGGCTCCGCGTTGCTTGCGAGAGACACATTTGCCATACCGCTCCCAGGGGCCGCAGTCGTTCCAGGAGTTATCTCATTATTCACCCACTTGAGTCCAGAGATTTCCAGCGCATATTTCCCGGCCGCCATCGGATTCGCAGTTTGGACCGTATATGTAATGACGCAGTACCCCACATCGGCACCCGTCGTCGGGAGTGTCACCGTCAAACCGCGCCCATCCGCTGCAGTATCCAGGTCCGCCGCCGTTCCAGTCGCAGTTCCAACCGTCGCAGGCAATGGCCCGGTATACGCACGCATTGTCGCCTTCAACCCTGACGCACTTGTATTCTGGATATAATACGTAGGAACCTTAATTGTCACGACTTTCGCAGGGATAGAACCGTTTACGCCGCGCAGCTCCGCTGTAGTTGTAAAAAGAAACCGAAAAGTGGTTTCAGAATTCTTCACATAAGAGCATTGATTGATGATAAGGGTCCCGTCTGAACGCGACCCCGTGGTAGCGGCTGGCGCATGCGAACTTTGTGTCCTGACTTCTCCTTGATAACGAACGTGGTCCTGTAAAGCAAGCCCTTCAATAACACCCGTTCCGTATCCCTCCGATGGCGCGACCCAAGACCCAAGCCCGCCATTCCGGTAGGTTCGCGATATCCATACACTGACTAATAACACCACGATTAGAATAAAGACTATCGTAAATTTATCACTGAATAACTCGCGAAGATTCATATCGCTGAATATAATATTATAACTACTATAATGTTATAAAATTATCTGCGTCGATGACACCGGATGATTTCAATACGTCTGTAGACTATGTGTATACGGATTCTGTCTAAATGCGTTCAATATATCCGGCTGGATTCTCTCGTTCAGCTTACTTTCATCGTATCCCGATGGCATCGTCATCTTTCCGTAAATATCAATACTGGGAATGGATGACGGCGCATTCGTCGCAATCATTGTGCGCTGATTGGAGCGGTCCGCATCCAGTCGGTCAATCTGGACATTGGTATTCGAATTAAACAACGACATTGAACCGTGGTTTGTTACATTTTTATAAGTCTTATTGACATTATTACGCTGGTTATATGCGGCATTATATAGACCATTCCCCATACGGGTCGCGGTTCCACCTGCGCCTCCTAAATAGTCGGTGCTGGTCGTCGCGCGCTCCGTTTCTTCCGGCGTGTTCTGAGAGATTAAATAACCCGCAGCAGCCTGGCGCTCCACATTGAGATGATCGTAACCGACCAACCCCACGGTTGTTTCCTTAATGGTGGTAGGTGCGCGGTCGGCGGGATTAAATGTCGCAGTGACTGCGGCGGGGACGGGCATTCTCGCATTCTCATACATGCGCGCATTTCCGACCACATTCTCCTTACGCGACGGTTTGAGGACGTCCATTAGAGGCGCAATAACGGCCTTGAGTGCGCCGTGGATACCGCCCATCTCGTTCGGACGCACGGTTGTCCTATTATTATGCGTAAATTTATAGCTCATTCTGCCGAAATCGGCCTCGGTCGCGGTATTCTTCTCCGCAGCATAAGGATTGATAACCGGTTTGCCGTCATAGACTTCGCGCCGGGTATCCTCAAAATTCTTCGGCGCATACATGGCGCCTCCTCCATCCGCGGGAGCAGTCGCGCCGAAATACTCGCTCGTCGTCGTCTGGCGATTACTCTCGCGGTCCATCTCAATCGCGCGCTGGGTCTCGCCCTTCTCTGCGCCGGTTGTCGTAAACCATCGGTCAGGCGTATTCACGAAGAATGTGTCCGGCAAATGTTTCTCCATTCGCCCTAAAGTGGCCGTGGTCGGCGCGGTTTGGATGTAATGTGCGGCGGGTCCCTGGTGCCCGTCGAGAGAATAGGAAAGCTTGGGGTTGGTCTTCACGCGCAATTCATCCACTCCGCGGTCAATCCATTTCTCTCGTGCTTCCATTCCAGAATTGAATCCAAGTGTTCCCTGTGAACCGTATCCTTGGTCCAACCCCGGGCCGACGCGCACCTCTTCCCACGGCTTCACATTGGCGATTTTCATACTAGGGTTCACACGTGACTGGTAGAAATCATTCTGGTTTGGCATACCATTGGGGAGATGAAGGTTATCAAGTGGGCGGAAAAGGGGTGCCTGCTCGGTTTTGGAGAAAAACTGAGAACCACCGCCGATCTTATTATCCAGCACATTTTCATGCATATTCGCACCGGTCGTCGTTCCGCGGATTTTCGCGCCATAATATGGCTCCATATTGTTATGCGTAAATGTCCTCGGGTCTATCTTGGATCCCATAAGCGACGTAAACCCGTCCTTACTGTAATTATCGCCGAATTGTGTATCTAAACTTTCGCCGTAGAAGGGCAGCGAGGCCGAGGCAGACGACGGTCCCGTAGTAATGATACTATTCTTATCGTTTGAGGAATCGCGCCCCCTCTCCGCAATCCCGCGCAGGATGCCTACACCACCGACCCCACCAGCGACCCCGGCCGACATTTTATCAAAATCCACACCTCGCGCATAATAACGGTCGGTCGCAGTGTTTGGATTCTTGTAGTCATTTACATTCGATCCTGTATTCGGGCGAATCACGGGATAATTCGTAGTAGGAATGTTTGTGTTGGGTAGATACCTCGACTCGTGCTTGCCCGCATTTCTATATCCTTCGCGCGCGCCGCCGTTGCCGTTGCCGTTGCCGTTGCCGTTGCCGTTTCGATTCGATGCGATATACGCCGCACCAAGACTTCCTAGGATTAATGCGAATTCAGCCATATATATTACGGTATTATATCTATCTATATTATTCTGCTACATATAATATTCCGCGACATATAATATTCCGCGGCATATAATCCGCGACGTTATGAAAACAGTGCGGTTGTTCCGCTAAACTGGCGAATGTCGCCAACATTCTGGATGCCATCGCCGCCCGCACCGCCCGCGCCTAAACCGCGCTCATTATCGCGTCGCCCTCCCACCATCCCTTCCAGAGCCGGGTTCGTATTCGTAGGATGAACCGTAAAATAAGTATCATCCGCGATTCCAGGAACCGTGGTCTGTGGAACAAATCGGTCTTTTTCAATCATACGTGTATTCAGGTTATTGTAAAAGGGAATAAAAACATTCTCCTGTGGGTCAAAGTGAAGCATCTTCCAGTTGTCCTGCTCTACATCGCGCAACATCCACGCGGGGTGAGTGGCGCGGGTCTGTTCAACGGAACTACCGCCCTTCATCGGGCACCGAATCATCTCGTTTGTGCGTGTTGCTACCGATGCGCGGTCGTCGTGGTGGTAATTATCTACCGAATCTCGGTTCAGTTTGCGTGATAAGCCAAACAATTCTGCCTCAATATCCACGGAATTCGTCATAATATTGCCGGCCCAACCTTGCGCGCGGATATACGGGTCTTCCATATAAAGCGGTTTATCGCCTGGACCGGGCGCATTCAGATGATATCGTCCTACATCGGTCGATTGCTGAAGTTGTTTTTTGACGCGGTCAGGGTCATCGCGAAATCGTGTAAATGACATCGGAATACGGAGTATGGAGTATGGATGAAGTAATGCTATTATAACGTGGTAAAATAAAACAAACCTAAAAACAATAACGTATTCTATTTAGAATAACGTATTCTATTTATCTGCGTATCCTTCTTGTTATAAATGTTGATAACTGAAGTATGCGACAGTGACGCAGTGGTCGTTCAGGAAGCACGCAAACCGTCTAAATCTTATACCATTTGTTTGAATATGATTGTAAAAAACGAGTCGCATATTATAACACAAACGCTCACAAACCTCTGTAAATACGTGGATTTTGATGCGTATTATATCTCGGATACTGGTTCCACTGATAACACAATGGACCTGATTCGCGCATTTTTCAAGGAGCGAGACATCCCCGGGCACATCGAACAAGTAGAATGGCGCGATTTCGGCTTCAATCGCACATTGGCGCTTCAAATGGCGTTTCAGAAAACCGACTACCTTTTTATATTTGATGCGGATGACTCTATTCACGGCGAGTTTCGTTTGCCAGAACATCTCACCCATGATGCGTATCAGTTGAAGCTCGGCCAGACATTTGTCTATCTGCGAACTCTCATCGTGAATAATCGAAAACGGTGGCGGTTTGTTGGTGTGCTTCACGAGTATATTGCGTGCGTGGATAAAGAGGAGAGTTCGTGTGCGATTCAAGGTGAATACTACGTTGATTCTGGGCGATGTGGAAGCCGCAATCAGGATCCCAATAAGTATATTAAGGATGCTGCGGTGCTAGAGCGTGGATTTTATGAAGAAGGCGGTGGCGGCGGTGGCGGTGGTGACCGCGGACTCGCCGAGAGATACGCATTTTACTGCGCACAAAGCTGGATGGACGCAGGCGTCGCATATATCGACAAGGCGATTGAATGGTATCTCCGCGTTCTCACGCAAAACAACTGGACGCAGGAGAAATATTACAGCGCACTTTGTCTGGGAGATTTGTATAATAAAAAAGGCGACAAATACAATTCGTTTAAATATTACTCTAAAACGATGGAATATGATGAAGAGCGCATCGAAGGTGTCGCATCCGTAATGGAAATCCTCCGCGCGGACGGAAACCATATGATGGTGAATGCGTTATACCACAAATACAAGGGCTACAATAAATTTCCGCAAAATAAACTGTTCTTGGCGACGGATAAATACAATGATATTATTGAATATAACAATTCTATCTCCGCGTTTTATATTTCAGACAAACGAAGCGGATATGAATGCTGTAAAACCATCCTCCGGCATAATATTATGGCGTTTCATTTTCTATCGTCTACCTATAGCAATTTCGCATTTTATCGCCCGTTTTTTGAAGAGGACACATTTCCGGAGATTCTGCGCCTGTTTTACACAGTAGACCAATATCTCGCCATCGTCGCATCAAAAAATGACAGATATACTGATGATGACATTGTAACATGGGACCGACTTTTCGCGAAAGTGAGGGACGCGCTGGTGGCGCCGTGTGAACTGTTGAAAATAACGGTCGACGCGGGCGACGGCGCGGGCGAGGTGCGCGAGTTTCATTTATCGCGCCCGATTCATAAGTTGCCCTATCTGGATAAAAATATGCCAGCACAGAACCCATCCATAATTATCGTAAATCGCAATCGTCACACAAAACCCCGCGTTATTATAACATTTACCACGTGTAAACGCATTGACTTGTTTCAGCAGACGGTGAATTCTATATTGAATATGTGGACGGACATCAATATGATTGACTACTGGTATTGCGTGGATGATAATTCTAGTGAAGAAGACCGCGTGAAGATGCGGGAAGCATATCCGTGGATGGATTATTATATGAAGTCTCCCGAAGAGAAGGGGCATCGCGCGAGTATGAAAATCATTTGGGATAAACTCAATGAATTACGCCCCGAATATTGGATTCATATGGAGGATGATTTCCTATTTCATACCCCAGGAAGTTACATCAATAAAGCCACGCAAATGATGACGGATGCGCGGAATGCGGGGCATAATGTGCGCCAGATTTTATACAACCGAAATTATGGCGAGACTGTGAGAGATTATAAGATACAGGGTCATAAAATAGTGCGACGGGTCACACACGAAATCGCGCTTCACCAATATAAGGCTGGCGGTGACTTTGATTATGGAAATTGCCATTACTGGCCGCATTACAGTTTTCGCCCATCATTGATTGATGTAGCCGCGATTTTAGCGGTAGGAAATTATGATACGCCGAACCAGTTCTTCGAGATGGATTACGCGAACCAATGGATGAAACTGGGGTTTCTCTCCGGATTTTACAATCAGATCACGAATCGGCATATTGGCCGGCTTACCTCCGAGAGAAGTGACCGGACGCAGCCCAATGCGTATGAACTAAACAATGAGAGTCAATTCGTGGCGCCGACCACGCCCCTCGATGCCACGACCGCGACCGCGACCACGACCGCGACGACGACCACGGAGAAGAAGCGATACTACTCCACAATTCCATTTGATGATGGATTCGGCGCACAGTTCCAACGTTTCATATGGACGTGTATTTATGCGGAAGAGTGTGAAGAATCCACTTTTATATACAGAACACCCATCAAAATTGCGCATAATTATAACGACGACCCGGGTTTCATAACAAAACTGGAAACATTAATGAATATGAAGTCTCATTATATGAATTATTCCGATGTTGTCGCGCAAAACGCGGAACACGAACGCGCTGGCCGGCGCGAAGAAATCGTCGAAATATTGACCCCCGACTTTTACGATATATTCAACTACATTGAGAGAAATATCGATAGTTGTATGAAAAGCAAGAGTATGGCGCGAATTAAAGAGCTTTACTGGCAAAATAAAGACCGTGCGCGCGAACGGGCGCGAGTGTACCACATCGAGGCCGATACCCACCCGGGCGGCTATACTCACCATCACCATCTAGCCGTCCCTACGACCCACCCGGGCGGCTATACCCACCATCTAGCCGTCCCTACGACCCACCCGGGCGGCTATACCCACCATCTAGCCGTCCACATTCGCCGCCCCAATTGCGATGATACGCGCCCCAACGGCGGAGAAGAATACACCAATGCGTATTATATCCGTTCTCTATTGACGATACGAGAGACATACTTGAAAGACAACGCAGCTATCAAGATCCAGTATCACATCTATTCACAGGGTGACGAGGATAAATTCGCGGACTTTATCGGACACGATATTATTGGTAGAGATGTCGTACTTCATTTAAATGATTCCAATGAAGACACCTACTTGGGGATGACACTGGCGGATATACTCATAACATCTGCGAGTTCATATAGTTATAGCGCCGCATTCTTCTGTGACGGCGATATTTATTATACGAAATTCTGGCACAAGCCGTGTTCCTGGTGGAAACTCCTGCCGTCGTAGTCGTAGCCCGAGCCCGAGCCGCGGCCGTGTGTATATTTTTTATTCTAATGTAACAGTAACAGTAACAGTAACACGAAGACGAAGACGATGTCAATAGACACCGATGACGTATATGGTGATTCGGAGTTTTTAGCCGAGCGGGACAAGACTGTTCACGATTTTCGCACCAGTGAGAAAGATACAAAACGCAAATTAATAGAAAAAATGCTTACTCTGCGACATAATATGAAATATAACAAACATTTACTGTCGGTGTATATGCGGGCCAAAGGACTATTTGATACAATGGTAGAGGAACATCGTTCGCAATTGAACCATTTAGATGAAATATACCGACACTTGAATAATCTGATTCGTGAAAATCTCTCAGCGCAGCGGAATAATCGGGCGGATACCCGTTCGAAACTGATGATGACCGAACTCGTGAAGGATAAGAAGCGAATCGGGTCGTTATTGAAAAAAATGCGGGGAAGTTTTGACAAATTAATGGATATAGATACTGTCATTGGATCTACGACTAAAAAAATAAACGAAATTACGCTTATGGACGAGAACGTGGACGGCGAGGACGGCGAGGACGACGGCGATTACGAGTCAGATGACGACGAGTCAGATGATGACGAGTCCGAGTCAGATGATGACGAGTCTGAGTCAGAGGACAACGACGACCACGGCGAGGACAACGACGA